ATTGGAAAACTGATATAAGAAAATTTAAAGGGACTATTATTAATAGAATGGAATATGCAGAACCAGTAATTTATGGAACTTCACTACCACCTAGTTGGACAGGAAGATACAGAACAAGGCAACAGACTATAAAAGGTTTCCCAGAATTACAAGCCAAGCAACTTACAACTCAATACATACCAAATGAATTAAAAAAAATTATTAGGAGTATGTAATGGCAGCAGTAAATCTTAATACAGTTAGACAAACTATTGAAGCAAGACTAGCCACAGAACTAGCCTCAAGCCCTGCAATTCCTGTTGTGTTTAATAATATGCCATTTGATTCTTCTGCTCAAGATTCTTTCGTTCAATGTACGACAAGCTTTGGTTCTGGCTCATATTTAACTCAAGGTGATGCAAGTGGTACAAATTCTATTGTTGGTTTAATTGTTTTAGATGTCTTTACAAATTCTGGTATTGGTAGTGGTGCTAATTTTACTATTTGCAAAAGACTTCGTGACCTATACAATAAGGAAACAGTTTCAAGTGTTATTTTTGATTCACCGATTGGTCCTGAAGTTTTATCGCAGAGTCCTGAAGGTAAGTTTCAAACACAAATTCGTATTACATTTGAAATATTTGAGGATCTTTAATTATGGCAAAGCTTGAAATCACTGAAGAAATGCTAGATGCAATTGAAGCTGTGAAAGGTAGAAGAGAACCAAACTATTGGGATCCAGAATGTAGAAAATATTATGAGAGTCAACAAAAAACCAAAAAAGATGTAAAGTCCACTGAAAAAGGTTAATATAATTATAAATATTTAATTTTTTGTCATGGCAGCTATTAAAGGTGATGTAGGCAAGGTTATGTTTCACAATGCAGCTGGTACTGAGGCTGATATTTCTGGAACCAGATCATGGTCATTATCAATTTCAAAAGACACATTAGAAACTACAGTTCAAGGCGATACTGCTAAAACTTTTGTAGGCGGTTTGATTTCTGGTGAAGGCTCTGCAGAACTTATATATGATCCTTCTGGAAACTCAGATTACCAAGCATTTATTGATGATGTATTAGTTACAGGTGATGCTGGTGACGCATTATTTGAACTATTTCCTGATTCCGCAACTTCAGCAAAGAAAATAAGTTTTTCTGGAATAATTACTGGTGCTGAATATGGAGCAACACTTGGTGAAACACAGCTTATTAATATTTCATTTATTACAACTGGTGCTATAACATCAGCTATCTAGTACATTTAAAAAACTTCGCATTTATTTTATGACAACAAAAAGAACAGTAGACATTATCACTGATGCTTTTAGTGATGTTATGTCTGCAAGACGTAAGTATGAATTAAACATACCCTCTGGTGAAAAAATTGATATTTATTTTCCACCACTAACTAGATATGACAGACAAAAAGCACAAACATCTGTTGGTACAGATGATGCTTTAATTGTTTCTACACAGTTACTTTGTCAACTTGCAGAAAAAGAAGATGGATCAAAAATGTTTGCTTTAGCAGATGCACCTAACTTACAAAGAATGTTGCCAGAAAAAGTTTTAAATGATATTGAATTATTTTTGTTTGAAATACAATTAGATGTTAATACAGCAAAAAACGATTAAAGAGAAATAACTGGCTTAACTTTGAGTTGTTTCTCGCAACTGAATTAGGTAAAACATTAACAGAATTAAGAAAAAATATTACAGAGGAAGAACTAATATATTGGGCTGCTTATTACGAAAACAAACATGAAAATGAACAAAGAATGCATTTAAGAGCAAAAAACAGGTAGTATGTAATTAATAGATTTTTGTTGTATTTAAGTGGCAGAAAGTATAGTTACCTTAAGAGTTGAAGCAAGAAATGCAATATCATCTTTAAATAAAACATCACAAGCCACTCAAAAATTATCAACATCAGCAAAAGGGGCAACAGCTTCTTTAACTGCAGCATCAACCGCAGCTAAAGGGTTAGGTGCTTCATTGGCTGCAACGCTTGGACCTTTAATAACTGTAGGTGCTGCTGTTGCAACTGTAAGTAATGCAATAGGCACTTTTACAGCAAGACAAAGAGATGTAGAAATTTTAAGGCAAGGTTTGGTTAATTTAGGTGAAGGTACTTTGGCTTTAAATAATTTACAAGAAGCAGCTAATAAATTAGGTAATCAAACTTTATTTAATCAAGAAGAATTTACTAGAGGATTTAACTTACTAACAAGTTTTAGAAATATTGGTGTTGATGCATATGAAAGAGTTGCTCAAGCTGCTGCAGATATTGCTCAAGTAAACCAAGTTGATGTTAGTACATCATTTATGCAGTTAGCAAAAGCATTACAAGATCCAGAAAGAAATTTATCAAACTTAAATCGTTCTGGTATTGCCTTTACTAAAACACAGACAGAATTAATAAAAAAATTAATGAAAACAAATAAAACATCTGAAGCACATGCAATGATTCTTAGCATTGTGGAAGAATCTTACAATAAACTTTCACAAGCTGCCTCCGAAGGGTTAGCTGGCGATCTTGATGCTTTAGGAGAAACTTTTCGAGATTTTAGTGAAACTTTAGGAAAAGCACTAAAACCAGCTTTGATTGCTGGGGTTAAAGGTCTTACAAGTTTAATAAAAGCATCAGAAGACCTTATTAAATCTCCATTAGGACAAACGGCTTTAATTTTTACAGGTGTTGCCTTTGCTGTTAAAGGAGTTGTTGCTGCAAACGTTTTGTTAAAAGCTTCACTTACTGTTTTGACTGCGAAATTCGCTGCTACAAATGCTGGAGCAATTGCGTTGGCAAAAGCACAGGCAACAGCATCACTATCAACAAAAGCATTAGCTATAGCAACTGGTGGTTTAAGTTTAGCTTTAAGTGCTTTACCATTAGTGGCTATTGCTGGAGGGTTTGCATTTTTAACTGCTGCAATTATTAAAGCAATAAATAAACAAAAAGAATTTAATAAATTATTAGAAGAGGGCAATTCTTCAGACTTACAGGCAAAGATAGATGAAGTAACAAAAAAAATAAACAAACTCAAAGTAGCTAAAGCTAAAGCTGATGAGCAACCTTTTTTAATATTTCATGCTGATCAACAGATTCAATTAAATTCTCTAAATAATGACCTAGACAAATTAAAAGAAAAATTAGTTATTGCACAAGGTATTGAATTATTTAGAGATTTTGAAAAAGCAAAAAAAGCATTACAGGCTACAAATGAAAAACTTAAAGAAAATGTTGAACGATCAAAAATAGCAACAGAGGAAGGTCGTAAACAATTTGATTTAGAACAAAAAAGAAAAGAACTTACAGAAAAATATGGAGAAGAGTTAGCAAATCAACTTATTGATATTGAAAAATCAAATCAATCTTTGAAAAAACAAGAAGATCAAATTAAAAAAAATCAAGAAGCTAGTAAAGCATTGAAAGAAAAATTTATGGAAATAGGCAAAGGGATAGAAGATGGAATTGTGTCAAACCTTACCGATGCTGTGATGGGTACAAAAACACTAGCTCAAGCGGCTGTAAACGTATTAAATGATTTAAAACGTGCCATAATTGAAGTTGCAATTCAAAATGCTGTTTCTGGAATAGGAGAAAACATTGGTGGATTTTTAGGTGATGTATTTAAAAATATGGGCAAAAGGGCAAATGGTGGGCCTGTCTCTGCTGGTGGTGCTTTTTTAGTGGGTGAGAAAGGCCCAGAAATCTTACAGATGGGTTCAAGAGGTGGGACTATTATCCCAAACAACCAACTTGGAGGAGGTACAACTAATATTGTTAATGTTTCCGTTGATGCGGCTGGTACTGCTGTCTCAGGTAATAACCAAGATGCACAGGCACTTGGAAATGTCATAGGTGCTGCCATTCGTGCAGAACTTATCAAAGAAAAACGTGCAGGGGGTTTATTAAGTAGGTAATGGCAACTTTTCCATCAATACAGCCAACTTATTCTGGCTTTAGAAAAACTAGTTCACCAAAGGTTAGGACAACAGCTTTAGGTGATGGGTATCAGTTCAGAGCTTTATTTGGCTTGCCTTTAACACAAGACCCTAAAGTATATGACCTGACTTTTGTAGTGTCTGAGGAGCAGTCGGATATTATTGAAGCTTTTTTAAGAAGCAGGGTAAACGATCAGAATAGTTTTACATTTACTCCACCAGCCGAAGGGTTTACAAAAACAGGAACTTATTCACAGTCGTCATCTACTACTGTGACAATAACTATTTCAAACCATGGCCTTGCTATTGGTGATGTCGTAACTATTGACTATACATCTGGCTCTGCTGTTGATGGTTCTTTTGCTGTCGTTACAACGGCTGATGATAATACTTTTACTGTAACGGCTGCGGCAAGTGCCACAAACTCAGGAAATGTTTCTGTTACTTTATCTGGTGCTGGTAAATTTATCTGTAGATCTTGGTCAAAACAAATTCCATATAATAATAGAGCTATTATTACAACAACCTTTGAGGAGGTATTTGAACCATAATGGCAATACCTACCGCAGAACTTCAATCTTTATCTAATAAATCAATAATAGAGTTGTATTCAATAACTCTTGTTTCTGCATTGCATGGTTCAACAAATGTAAGCCGCTTTCATTCTGGTGTGGGCATGAACAGTAACGCTTCAATAATATGGCAGGGCAACACATACGATAAGTTTCCAATTATTGCTGAAGGGTTTGAATACACAGGTAAAGGCACACTGCCAAGACCAACTTTAACAGTCTCTAATATCCTTGGTACTATTACAACACTAATGGCAAGTGCAAACGCTACAACACCATTCAATGACTTGCAGGGAGCCAAATTTATAAGACATAGAACAATGGCTCAGTTTTTAGATGCTGCAAACTTTCCATCAAATCAGAATCCTTTTGGCACTCCATCTAGTACGACAGAATTACCTCAGGAAATATATTTTATTGATAGAAAAGTTGTAGAAAATAGAGAAATAGTACAGTTTGAGTTGGCTAGTGTTCTTGATCTAAATAATATTCGTTGTCCTAAATTACAAGTAACAAGAAAAGATTTCCCCTCTGTTGGTACTTTTGTAAACGCATGAACTGGAAAGAACAAGCTGCTATACACGCTGAGAAACAAGCTCCAAAGGAGTCTTGCGGACTGTTGGCTATTATCAAAGGCAAAGAAACTTATTGGCCTTGTGAAAACCTTTCAGAGTCACCAGATGAATTTTTTGTTATAGATCCAGATAATTGGGCAGACTGTGAAGATGAAGGAGAACTTATTGGAATAATTCATTCACACCCTTATGGTTCTGCCTTACCATCTGAAGCAGATAAAGCATCTTGTGAGCATCTTGGTTTACCTTTTTATATCTATAGTGTTGAGCAAAAAAACTGGGTAGATTTTGAGCCATCAGGTTATACATCTGGTTTATATGGTCGCACTTGGATTTGGGGCAAGCATGATTGTTGGAGTTTAATAACAGATTATTTTTCTAATAAAAAACAAATAAATTTAAAATTTTGGGAGAGACCAAAAAGTATAAAAACTTTCTGCGAAAATCCGTATTTTGAAAAAGTTTTAACTGGTTCTGGTTTTAAAGAAGTTTCCAAAGATAATATTATTAATGATGATGTTTTGTTAATGGAAGGCCCAGATCAAAAATTAAATCATGTTGCTTTATATATTGGCGATCAAACAATATTGCATCACAACATAAGACAGTTGAGTTGTAGAGAATTATATGATTTAAGATATATAGAAGCCACAAAAAAGGTTTATAGATATGAAGCTTAAAAAAATAAAAGTTTATGGCAGATTAAGAAAGTTTTTAGGTCAGTCTTATTTTGAAGCGGCTGTTAATAGTCCAAAACAAGCATTTCATTTTTTAATTGCAAACTTTCCAGAGGTTGAAAATCACATGATGAATCAGTTTTATAAAATCAAAATGGGCGGTATGGAAATTACAGAGGATTTATTAACTTTACAAAGTGACGAAGATATACAAATTATTCCTATTGCTATAGGTGCAAAAGGTGTTGCTCTTGGTGCTTTAGGAGTTTTTGGTGGGGCTGCTGCAACTGCGGCTGGAGTAGCTGGAACTGGTTTTTTAGGAACTGCTGTACTTGGAACGACTATTGGAGGGATTATTGGGGGAGGCTTAACAGCTATTGGTACAAATATGTTAATTAACGAAGCAACACAACTTCTAATGCCACAACCAGAGATTCCAACTGGTGTAGTGGCTGATAGCTTTTCACAGAATGATCCTACGTTTCAATCTTTTGGCTTTGGGTCGATTCAAAACGTATCAAGGGCTGGTGTTCCAATTCCTGTAATATATGGAGAAGTTTTTACAGGTTCAGTTGTAATCAGTTCTGGTATTGATACTGTACAGAAAGAGGGAACAACATAATGCCTTTTTTTGGAGCAATAATGCGGTCTGGTCATAATACTTTTTTAGGTCAAGTTGCTGGCTTAACAGATCCAAACTTACCAAATGATGCACTGCAATCAAAGCAATTTCAAACCTTGATTGAATTATTAGGATCAGGAGAGATAGAGGGCTTTCCTAGTGCTACAGGTAGCAAAGGCTCAACTGAATATAATACCTCTGCCTTAAAAGATGTCTTTCTTAACGGAACTCAGGTTTTACAGCAAGCGGCTGGCACAAGTCCAAATGATGAGGATTTTAA